TCCACCTGTTGCGTGGTAATCTTCAAAGGATTTACTTTTCTTGCTGTAATCTATTATTTTTACGTTCATATTTGAAATCCTTGTGTTTTAAAATAATCTAATTTTTCTTTATTAATTTGCTCTTGGGTTTTAGTTGTAGATAATTCAGGTTTTGTATCTCTTGAAATCCAACCACCAATCGCAGCATTTAAACTTTTCATTTTGTTTTTACCAACCATCCAATTTTTAGATTCATAAAAGTAATAAAATGTGTTTGCTGATTTTATTGCATAATCTTCTGTCCAATTAAAAGCAGTTTTAGTTTTAAATAATTCAATGCAATATTCTAAACTTGGAATTTTAAAATCTATATCCTTATTTATATCATTTACATTTACATTATCATTAACATTAACAGTTAATTCCGTTGCAACGGTTTCAACGTTCGTTAATTCCGTTAATGCTTGTTCTTTTTTTAGCCTCCTTACTTCAGCACTTTTTTTACCTGCATCTGACCATTGCTCACGTTTACCTTCATACTTCTCTAAATCTCTTTTAAGTTGTCTTTTTATAGGAATAAATGCAACATTTACAACAAGGTTTTCAGTAGTAGGTTGTTTGTCATTTACATATTTAAGAATATGCTTAATAAGTTTACCTGCTATTACATCTTCTAATTCATCAAATAATTCTTCATAATCTGCATATAGCAAAAAACCTTTTTTATTTTCAGCCATAATTAAAAAGGATTATTGTATTTATCAATAATTGAAATTTGCTTTCGTATTTCTCTCGAAAGTTTTACAGCAGATTCTCTTTCAAGTGATATTACTTGTAATCCATCTCCTTCAATTGTAATTGTTATTTCATTTCTAACATTTACAAATACTTCTAATTTTGTTTGTAACAAACTTTCTTCTGTTGAAGAAAATATTAAATCATATGACATATTTTTTAGAACCAATTAAGCACTGGTTAGGCTATAAAATGGAAAAGCCACAAATTAGGTTGTAGCTAACTGTGGCTTGTTCCTTTATATTTAACTTTTGGAAAATTAAAATTAGGAATGTGAATGGCTACAACCTCATTCAACTCTTGCAAATATAAAACTTTTATTTCATTTCAAAACACATAATGCTAACAATTAATTATTTTATTAAAGTCAGTTAGTATTTTGTTATACTTATGAATTACTAACTTGTCATAGCTTAATAAACTATCCACTGTTTTAATGCCGTGTATTACTGTTGTATGGTCTTTGCCTAATTCAGGTACACAGCCTTTCTTTTTAGCCATATACAACTCGCCTATTTCTTTTAAACTTAACGTGGTGTTTTCACGAACTATCTTCATTGATACTTGCCTTGCTTCACATTGTAACCTATGGCGAGTAGTTGCGATTAATGTTTCAATTGGGATTCCGTATTCATCTGCGCATAGCTTTACTATTATTCGTGCTAATTCGTTATCACTGTTTACTTCTTTACTTTTGCAAAATAGTGATACTACTATGCCAGTGTTCTGCTTTATTTTTCTTTCAGCCTCGAAAATTATTTTTGATATTATTTCTTGTTTTTCCATTTGTTTTATATTTTATTTTTAAAAATTCTAATTCTAAATCTGTCCACTTGTATACTCTTGTTTCTTGTGCTAATAGTTCCAGGTCTTTTACCTTTTGTTCACCGATTCTATTTACTAATCCTTGCCTGTAATTGCTTTCATTTCCGTTTAAATAAGTGTTACACTTTCTGCATTGCTTGTGAACATTAAGTTCATTAAAAATAACACCACGATATAACTCTGCTTTTTTATAATGCCCACCATCCCATAATTTAGTTTCTTTGATGCCACAACTGATACACGGTGAATCTTTGTCACGCATTCGTATCCACCTTTGAAATATAGTCTTCACCTCGTTTACTCGTTGAGTATATGTCTTTAACTTTTGTAACTTTACTTTCTTTTCAAGTCTTAAAATATTACTTTTTACTGGCTTACTAAACGCAAGTTCAATTGCACATTTAGGAGTACATACTACCTGTGTTGATTTATAAGGAGTAAACATTACCTGACAAACTTTGCACTTCTTTTGTTTTATTTCGTTCATAGTTAAAAGGGGTGGCAGTTAATACCACCCCATTGTTTTTAGAACGGTAAATCAGAACTGTTGTGTGCTTTGCTTAAACTAATAGCATTGATGTTATGATACCATTTGCCATTATAATCACGTGAATCCACACTAAATTCCACTTCTACTTCACCACCTACTTTGTGGTTCTGCAACTGGTCTTGTTTCATCAATGTGAAACAAATTAATTTAGGGTATTTAGGGTCTAAAGTTTCAATTACAAACTCTGACTTGTTCCATTCTTTACCTGCTTTACTTACTCCACTTACTACTTCACCAATGTTGGTGATTTTACCTTTTACTTTGTACATAATTGTTATTTGGTTTTAAATTTTTTTGTGAAATATCTTTCTGATTGTTCTAATAAATTTATCATTTCATATAAATTTTCTAAAGATAAATGTATAAATTCGTAATTTGTTGTGTCTATAAAAACTGATTCATCAAATTGAAAACTTAAATCTAATGGGTCTAAACCTGCATCTAAAATAGTTGCAGTAACAGAATCTTTTGTTTTAATTAACTTACCTACTTTTGGACATAATATTTTTTCTATGTTCATATTATTGGTTGTTTTAAAATTTGAATTAATGCATCTCTTTGTTCCGATGCTGCTGCTACTTCTTGTAGTATTTTTGCTTGTACTTCTAAATCTGCTTTTACTATCTTGTAGAATATCCGTACATTTAAAGGTAAATCTATTTCTATTTTATTGCCATCAAAATCATAGTTAGTTGATGTGAGATACCTTACTAAATAGTGATTAGTTACAGCAGGGTGTCCAAGTGTTTCGTTGTGTTTAGTCAAACTCATCATTTGCATTTGCGCTTGGTAAAAATATGCCTTTGGTACGTTTTGAAACTCTGGCTTACTATCGTTAATCATCATCATCTTCTGCTCAAAAAACTTTTCAGTAGGGCATTTTAAATCAATACTTGATATCATTCTATCATTAATATCGTACAATGCTGCATCAGGGGTACTGCCACAATTTTCATTAATTGGATAGTAAACCGAATCTAAATATTTAGCATCAAGCCAAGTTACTTGATTAAACGATTCTAATGCTTCAAGTTCGTTTATATTTCCGTGTTCGGTATGTTTACTTGTAAAAGATTTTGCATAGCCTTTAACTGCCTCTATTGCTTTATCCATAATATATGAATCTTTTGTTGCTCCCTTGCCACCCACAAACAAATTGTGGATGGTGGATGCAGTGAATTTGCCTAATCTATCGCTACTTAGCATTTAGTAAGTCCTCCACTTCTTTAGTAAGTAAGTATTTTGCTTTTACTTTGTTGATATCGCCACCATTCTTAATGTAATCAAGTGCATCGTTAAAACCTTGTGTGTTTTTAGCAAGTGTCGGTTTACTGTTAGTTACATTTTGATTGTCTGCATCTGCTTCGGTTTCATCAATTAAAAATAATCCGTTTAAAGCATACTTACGAGCATAGCTACTTGCAGTTCCTGTTGTTTGTTCTGCACTCATTCCTTTGTGTTCACTTGTTTCTGCATAACCACTGCAACTTAATACCTCATCGCCTATTTTAATCGTGGCTGTTGACTTAATAAATACTTTTGTACCAAGTAATACTATGTCATCACTAATAGTTAGCCTTGCATTGTTATTTGCTAACACTGGCTTTACTGCTTCCAAGATATCTTCTGCACTGCGATACTTGTACTTTCCGAAACTGTTGAAGTTTCCTTTTGGAACTTTTAGCTCCCTTTGAATTTTTGTTAAATTTTCCATTTCTTTATTTGTTTTTTAGTTTCTGATAATTGTTTTTTATAAATCTTTACTTTATCCTGCAATATAGCTAATTGCTTTAATAATAGCTTTTCGTTATGTTGTAAATCCGATAATTTCATTAAAATAATTCTTTTAAAACACAGTCATATACAAAACTTGAATCGCAGTTCAATTCTTCTATTTCTGCATCGGTTAACTCTACTCCATTATATTCTGCTGATACTATGTAAGCATCGCAAAAATCAGGATAATCATTGGTGTCTATTCCACCTAATTCTATGTTTGTTATTTTATCTAATTCCATTGCTGTGGTTGGCTTATTAAGTTAAGTGTTGTTGTGATTGAATAAAGCAGCCATTGCGCTTGTTTTGTTTTTAAAATGTTGCGTTCATTTATTGCAATGTTGCGCAATCTGTTTATTTTATCGTATCTATTACGTAGTGTGTCTATTCTGCTCATAATTTATTTATATTTTTCTAAAAAATAATCCATTAATTTATTAGCTCCACATTTACAAGTGTAGCCTCTTAATTGGTCGCAACTATGATATTGTATTTGATTACACGAATTACAATATCTTCTTGTATTCCCAATTAACCATTGATACATTGAGAATTTTACTGCTGTTTGTTTGCTCATTTGTTTTATATTTTGATTATGTAATTTAACAAGATATTCCGCAGTTTCTTTATTAATTTCTCCACTTCCGATTATATAATATTCTTCTTCAATCTCGCCACTTTTAAACAAAATTGGTTCTTCGGGGCTAATAGTTCTGCACCAACATTCTTCTCCTTGCAAGCAAGTTCCGATTTGCCATTTTACTTTAAATACTTTTGCCTTAGCTTCTTGTTGTGTCATAATTTTTTTTTAAAAGTTTTGTTATAGTATTTTTTTCCAGCCAATTCATTGTCTAATCCAATTACTTCTATTTGGTTACAAGCATCAATTATTTGTTGCTTTTCCATTTCTTTGGCTTTTTCAAATAATCCAAGTTCATTTACTCCATAATTTTGCAGGGCAATAAATTCCTGCTCCAACCATTCTACTGCTGTTTGTTTGCTCATTTGTTTTCGTTTTTTAACTTGTGTACTAATTCCTTTTGTAATCTCCATTTGTTAGCTGCTTTGCCTAACTCAATAAATTCTTGGTCATCGCACTCGCCAGTGTGGGTTATTTCTAAACAATTCTTGTAGTATTGCCATAGTATTGCTAACTTGTTTTCTTCTTCTTGTATGCTCATTCTTTGTACCCTCCTTGCTCGTTATATAGTTCAGTTATTACATCATTCAATGGTAAGCCTAAAGCATTTTTAATCGCATATACATAAAGTCTCTTGCATAGTGTTGGTGATTCACTTATTATTTGCTTTAATACTGTTTGGAATTGTACTCCCATTTTATCAGCTATGTAGCCAATTGCTTCTTGGCTTTCCAGTAGTTGCAATACTACTTCTTTTTTTAGACGTTCTTTTTGCATTATGATGCTTTCTCGCTGATTAATGTAAATACTTGATTGAACTTGGCATCAAACTCTTCAGCACTTGATTCTAATGGTGCTAAACTTAAAGCACTACTGGTTGTACTTGTTGCGATTGATTCGCCACCTGAATAAGTGCATACTAAAACTGCTTGTGTTTCGCTTACTATTTTAAAGTAGTGACAACTGTTTTTTCTAAACGCAGGTAACTCAAGTTCGTGCGTTTCTTCGATTGTTTTTGTGATTGTAATTTTCATTGTTTGTGTTTGATTAGTCTTGTGTGATTAATAAGATTACGTATGTTAAAAATATCATTGTTGCTAACATTAGTACAAATAGTACTTTTTCTAAAATTTGATTTTTCATATTATTTAGTGTTAAAAATTATTCC